TGTCCATTGGCCGTGGCGAAAAGCTACCGGCATCGCAAGGCGCTGGACTGACTGCCAAGGGTCGCGCTAAGTACAACGCAGCCACTGGCTCGCATTTAAAGGCACCACAACCCGAAGGTGGTGCCCGTAAAGATTCATTTTGTGCTCGCATGTCTGGCGTTAAAGGCCCAATGAAGGACGAGAGTGGCAAACCAACAAGAAAAGCAGCAGCTCTAAAAAGGTGGAAGTGTGGCAGCTAAACAAAAAAAGACCTTTACCCCTAGTATGGCGGAAACCATTTTAGAACTTGGTAAACAAGGCGCGTCTCAAAAATCCATGTACGCAGCTATCGGCATAAGCAAAGATACCGCAGCTAAATGGAAAGACGAGAATGAAGAGTTTAAAGAAGTCATGTCTATGGCCACAACAAGCTCCCAGGCTTTTTGGGAAAATATGCTTTTAGCTAATATAGATAATAAAGCATTTAATTCTCGAGTTGCTGAAGTAGCTTTACGAGGACAATTTCCCGATGATTATCGTGAAAGAATGGATATAAAACAAAACATTAAACAGGAAGTTTCTGTTGATTTTCAAAAAGAAATAGCAGATTTAATTGCAGCATTAAAAGCGTAATACCAATCAACGAACGAACGGGGTAGCTCCCCTGCCGGTACTCCATTACCGGCTAGTTCACCAATTACTATGGAGAGTATCAATGAAGAATTGCCCAAAATGTGGCCTTGAAAAGCCACTGTCTGAGTTTGGAAAATATAAAGCATCAAAAGATGGTTTAAATAGAGTTTGTAAAAAATGCAGCACTAAACAATCTATTGAATCATATAAAAGAAATCCAAACACAAAACGTAAATACAATTTAATGAAAGAATATGGCATCACACTAGAAAGTTTTGAATCTATGAAATTAGATCAAAACAATAAGTGTGCTATATGCCAAAACACATTTAAAAATTCAGTAGATACTTGTGTAGATCATTGCCATAGCACAAAAAAAGTTAGGGGGCTGCTTTGTAATCATTGTAATAGAGCAATAGGGCTTTTTAAAGAATCACTGGATAGTATAAAATCCGCCCTTGCGTATTTACAAAAATATAATCTAAAAAACGACAAAAAATAACTAAATTTGCGTATTAGTAAATGTACCAGTAACCAGTCTAAACAGTCTAAGGAGAATCATCATCACTGCTCATGCCCTATTATCCGCTTCTGGCTCAAAGCGATGGCTGTCCTGTACACCATCCGCTAGACTAGAGGCAACACTTCCCGAACAAAAACGTTCCGCCAATGGCTTTGACTTCTCGCAAGAAGGCACCATGGCACACAGCTTAGGAGAAATTAAACTACGACATTACTTTGGACAAATTGGAATTGAGGAATATGAACGTGAATACGAGATCATTAAAAACACACCCTACTACAACGACGATTTTGAGGCTAACGTCGACAATTACGTATTATATGTACGTAGCCAGATCGGTGAAGGTGATACTCCATTATTTGAACAGCGCGTGGATTTCTCTGACTGGGTACCTGACGGGTTTGGCACTGCAGACGTCGTTATACTTTCAAAGCATTCAATCCGAGTCATCGACCTTAAATTCGGAAAAGGAGTTCCCGTCCACGCGCAAGACAACCCGCAGCTCCGACTCTATGCCCTTGGCGCGTGGAGCAAATTCAAAGAAGAATACCCAGACATTAAAGAAATCAGTTACACGATACATCAGCCCCGACTTGACAGTATCAGTACCGATGGTACCAGCATCAGTAAACTTATCGACTGGGCCAACTACTACGTCAAACCGAAAGCCAAAAAAGCCTGGAGTGGAAGCGGCGAGTTTTTACCGGGAGAATGGTGCCAGTTCTGCAAAGCCAAAGCGCAGTGTCGGGCGCGTAGCGACTTTAACACCGAACTTACCAGACTCGAGTTCAAAGAAGCGGCTCTCCTCGACGAAGAAGAAGTCAGCCAAATCTTAGTTAAAGCGCAGCAATTGCGCACTTGGGTTAACGATGTAGAAGACTACACATTAAACCGTGCAGTAGAACAAAACATTATTCCACCGGGATATAAACTATCTACTACAGTAACGCACCGCAAGATTAGTGATTCAGCACTAGCAGCTATAGTGCTAGTAGAAAAGGGCATGGATCCAGCAGTAATTTGGGAGCAGCCTAAGCTCAAATCCATTGCAGCACTGGAAAAGTTAGGGCCTAAAGGACAAGTAACTGCATGGCTTGGTGATCTTGTGTTAAGACCAGAAGGACAACCAAAGTTAGTCAAAACTAAAGAAGACGCGAAGGAGGACTTTGCATGAACACATGGCTAATGGGGTTTATAGCTTTTGTATACTTGGTAGTTGCGATTAACTTTTTTAGAAACAATGAAGTTGGTTTTGGTTTATCTTTTATTGGTTACGTAATAGGAAATATAGGATTGATATTGGCCGCATTAAAAATATAACAAGGAGCCAACATGCTGGTAGACTGCTATGGTTCGGAGTTTGAAGTTCCGGACCTTTTAGTTAACAAGTTTTTAAAAGACTTTGAGACTCTGCCTGGAAGTGGATACCGCGAAGGCATCTACCAAATACGAGATTCAATCAGTCAGATTTTAGACATAGTAGCAGAAGAGCCAGAAATACTACATGAGCCTGAGTACCACACAGACTTTATCAGGGCTCTGGCAATGAAGCAAGCAATGGGTGAATTAGGTATTTTGTTAGATTCTTAACTTTATCACATTGTAAAATAATAAGTAGTTGATTTGCGTATTAGTAACAACAGTAAAGGTTAGACGTGCTGGCACCTATTGAAGCCCAGTACTACAGTAAATAAGGAATTGTATGACACAAGCAACTAAAGTAAAAATCGTTACCGGTAAAGTTCGTTTTTCTTACGCTAACGTATTCTCACCAAAAGCATCAGTAGAGGGTGGCACACCTAAGTATTCCGTGTCCATCATCATCCCTAAGTCTGATAAAGAAACCATCGCCAAGATTACCAAGGCGTATGAAGACACTAAGGCTGGCGCAGCTGCCTACTTTGGTGGCGCTGTTCCTAAAGGTCTTAAGGGTGGTTTGCGTGACGGTGATGAAGAGAAAGATGACCCTGCATACGCAGGCTCATACTTTATCAACGCCAACTCAGCACAAAAGCCCGGCGTAGTAGACCAAGACCTCAATCCAATCATGGACATGAACGAGTTCTACAGCGGCTGCTATGGCCGTGCATCAATCACCTTCTATCCGTACAACGCACAAGGCTCAAAAGGCATTGCTTGCGGTTTGAACAACGTACAGAAATTAGAAGATGGTGAGAAGTTAGGCGGCGCAACATCCGCTGCAGCAGACTTCGCAATCTAATAGTAGTACCCATGAAGTGGGCGGCCCAGCGTAGAAACTGCGCTGGGCTTTTTTGCCCTTTAATAACCATATAACCACAGAGAAAAATAAATGGATCAGTATCAAGAGTACATTGCCGCCAGCCGCTATGCCCGTTTCCAAGATGACAAGGGTCGTCGTGAATCATGGGACGAAACAGTGCAACGCTATGTAGACTATATCTTTAGTCGTACACCAGCAATCTCCGCAAATAGCGCGTTGAAAGACGAAATATTCTCCGCAATTAAAAACCTAGAACTTATGCCGTCCATGCGCGCCATGATGACTGCAGGAAAGAGTGCCGACCGTGATAACACGTGTGTATACAATTGTTCGTACCTTCCTGTTGACGATCCTAAATCGTTCGATGAGGCCATGTTTATCCTGCTCTGTGGAACAGGTGTGGGATTCTCGGTCGAGTCCAAGTATATATCCTTACTGCCTGAAGTGCCGGAAAAACTTTTTGAGTCAGAGCACACAATATCAGTCCACGATAGCAAAGAAGGATGGGCAAAGTCTTTACGACTCTTACTTGCAAACCTCTGGGCTGGAGAAATCCCAAAATGGGACGTCAGCAATGTTAGACCTGCCGGAGCACGACTCAAAACATTTGGCGGAAGAGCTTCCGGGCCACAACCATTAGTAGACTTGTTTGAGTTTACTGTAGCAACGTTTAAGAACGCAAAGGGTCGTAAGTTGCACTCATTGGAGTGCCATGACTTGATGTGTAAAATTGGTGAGGTGGTAGTAGTGGGTGGCGTACGTCGCTCTGCTATGATCTCGTTATCTGATTTAGATGATGAAAGGATTCGACATGCAAAAGCTGGACCATGGTGGGAAACTGCACCACACCGCGCTCTTGCGAACAACAGTGCGGTGTATTCAAGCACACCTACTGTCGGAAAGTTCATGGAAGAATGGTTATCACTTTACAACTCCCATTCCGGTGAACGAGGCATATTTAATCGGGAGGCTGCTAAAAAGACGGTTGAAAAATACGGGCATCGAGATCCAAATTTTGAATTCGGAACAAATCCGTGCAGTGAGATCATTCTCCGACCATACCAATTTTGCAATCTTAGTGAATGTGTAGTACGCCATGACGACACCAGAGAAACTCTTATACGTAAGGTCAGATTGGCTGCAATACTGGGAACAATCCAAAGTACATTCACCAAATTTCCATACCTCCGTAAAGTTTGGCAACGTAACACTGAAGATGAGCGATTACTTGGTGTCTCCCTCACCGGAATCTACGACAACCCACTTCTCACAACCCAAGGAGAAAAGTTAAATGAGCTACTTAACGAACTTAGAGAATGCGCTAGAAGTACAAATGAAGAATGGGCAGCTGTTCTCGGAATCCCTGTCAGCGCTGCTATCACATGCGTCAAGCCAAGTGGAACAGTATCCCAGCTTACTAATTCGGCGAGTGGCATCCACCCTCGCCATGCTAAATTCTATATCAGAAGAGTGCGAGGAGATAAAAAAGATCCTCTCACCCAATTCCTTATTGGACAAGGAGTACCAGCTGAAGACTGCGTTTACAAGCCAACCCAAACTACCGTCTTCAGTTTTCCACAGAGAGCCCCTGACGGACTTACCAGAGAAGACATCACCCCAATGGACCACCTTTCCCTCTGGCTCACCTACCAGCGTTATTGGTGCGAACACAAGCCTTCCGTCACCATCTCAGTCGCTGAAAAAGACTGGCCAGAAGTCGGAGCTTGGACTTGGAAAAACTTTGACGAAATCAGTGGAGTTAGCTACCTCCCCTACGATGGAGGAACCTACAGACAGGCCCCCTATGAAGAGTGTACCGAGCAAGAGTACGAAGAGCTCAAAGCCAAAATCCCTAAAATCAACTGGCTAGATTTGAAGGAGAACACAGATAATGTGGAAGGGACGCAGATGCTTGCTTGCTCCGCTGGCGTCTGTGAAATCTGACCCATGGATCTGCCCTCCGCTCAATCTGTGGAACTGGAACGAGACGTGGAAGTTAAATCTCCATGTAACGGAATCTGTACCCTCGACTTTTTTGACATCTGTCGAGGGTGCCAACGAACCAGGGAGGAAATTTCTCGCTGGTATGTTATGTCCAACGAAGAAAAGCAGCAAGTGTTAATGTATAAAAAAGTATGTTAAAGTATTGTTTTGTAGGAAAAAATGTAAAGATGTACGATTTTGTCAACAAACACGTCGATAAAATCGTTTTTCTTCGACATATGTCAATAAATATGTCTATACTGTAGACTATTGTCAACAAAACCGCAGATACGTCTGCTTGCCATAGGAGCACTAAATGATTTACTCAATCGACTTTGAAACCCGCAGCACCATTGACCTAGCCGAACAAGGGCTGGACATCTACGCCAACGACCCCACAACAGAGGTGTTGTGTATTGCATGGGGCACCCAACCTGACAATGTGATTGTCGCTTTACCGCTTTCTTGGAAAGCACTTCAACCACTAAACACCCTTTTAGAACACGTCCGCAACGGTGGCAAAATCCAGGCATGGAACGCCATGTTTGAGTACGCCATCTGGAACTGCGTCTGTGTGCCTAAGTACGGCTGGCCACCACTAAAGCTAGAGCAGTGCATTGACACTATGGCCATAGCAGCAGCCAACAACGTGCCACAATCACTGGGCGATGCAGCCATCTTCATGGACGCAAACCACCAAAAAGATACCCGTGGTAGGTACCTTATTCAAAAGTTGTGCAAGCCCACCCGTAAAGGCGGCTTTGAGAACGACCCAGAGTTGATGCGTGAGTTGTTTGATTACTGCGCACAGGACGTACGCACAGAGATGGCCATAGGAAGCGTTTTAAGGCCCCTATCAGCTGCGGAACAGGAAGTTTGGACCCTTACCCAGCGCATCAATTTGAAGGGCGTACCGGTCGATCCTAATGAGCTCCACAACGCCGTATTGGCAGTGGTAAGGGCTCAGGATGACATTGACAACAAATGCGTCGCCTTGACCGGTTTTAAGCCGTCTGAGAGGGCTAAATTGCTGGCTTGGGTTAATAGGATGGTGCCACATGCCCCACTGCCAGATTTAACCGCAGAGACCGTTGAAAAAATGCTGCAAAGCAACATATTTGAGAGCATTAAGAAGGTGTTAAGATTACGCCAAGAAGGCAGCCAAACTAGCGTGGCTAAGTACGCTAAGATGATGGAGATACAACGTGAAGGACGGATTAGGAATACACTGGTATATCACGGGGCTTCTACTGGTCGCTGGGCTTCTCGCGGTGGACTTAATCTTCAAAATATTGCTCGCCCCACTATCAGCGATCGAGAGATTGAGGACGCAATACCATTGGTTTTTGAGCAGGCAAATGGAACGATGGACCAACTGTCCTCACTGGTTCGATCTGCTATTAGGGCGCCACAGGGCTATACATTCGTGGATGTGGATTTTAGCTCAATTGAAAACCGAGTTGGGGTTTGGCTCGCGGGCCAAACAGACAAAGTCGAACTGTTTAGAAAGGGATTAGATGAGTACAAAGTTTTCGCTTCGGAGAGCCTGTACCATGTGCCTTATGAAGATGTCACAAAGGATCAAAGACAGATTGCGAAATCAGCAGTCCTCGGCGCAATGTTTGGTCAAGGAGCCAAAGGGTTGGTTAAATACGCTGAGGGAATGGGGGTCAGAATAAGTGAGGGGCAAGCCAAGAACGCAGTAGACAATTACCGCAATTCATATGCAAAGGTGAAATTGCTATGGGCTTCATGCGAACTTGCAGCGATTGACGCAGTACAAAATCCCGGTGTTGGGTTTGCAGCGGGTCAGAAGATAAAGATGAAGTGTGCCAAGGAGGCATTGTGGATGCAGCTACCATCAGGGCGCTTGATCTGCTGGCAGCGGCCACAACTCGAGCTGCTGATTACACCTTGGGGTAGTGAGAAGCTCGGGGTCACTGTCCACTCGCAAAATACTTACACCCGTCAGTGGAGCAGGAACGCATTGATTGGTAGTAGTATCTTTCAAAGTGCTGTCCAAGGTACAGCTAGAGATTTTCTCGCTAATGCGATGCTCAATTTGGAGAAGAATGGCTATGAGATAATCAATTCTATCCATGACGAGGTGTTGCTCCTAGTAGATGAGGATAAAGCAGAAGAGGCTTTGGAGAATGATGTCATGTACATTATGACCAATCCCCCAAAATGGGCGCCCGACTTTCCACTAGCCGCAGAGGGCTGGGTTAGTAAGCGTTATAAGAAGTGATTAGGGTTTGCGGGCGTATTTTCTAATTGCGTCCGCCACTTCTTCTTCAGTAGCATACTGAGGTATGGCTTTATTTTTGATAGCTTCTTGTACAGCCCAGTATCTTTCGGTATGTGGTAACTTAGCAATATCTTCGGGCACATTTGTAAGCTCATAATTATTTCCAGTTTTTGCCATATCTTTTAAACCGGCGTTATGTACTTCATTAACTCGATCCCAGTTTCCGGATCTTACAAAATCTTGTACAAACTTTTTATATTCATCTTTAGGCGCAGCGTTTTGTTTACCCTTAATTTGCTCAATTGATAATCGCGGTTCAGGTTCACCTAAACGTTTGCGCAATTCAGATTCTAAAAAGTCCCATCGGCTTTCGCTTTGAGTGTTTTTAAGATTAGCCTCTCTGTTACCAAATTTTTTAATCATTTCTGCATCAATTTCAGCTTTCATTTCAGGCGAAATTGGAACCTTGGCTTTCCAATGAAAATTATTGTTAGAATCCCAATGAGTTTGATTCATCCAAGGTTCTGCTTTGTTTTTAACTTCAATGGTGACATGCGGCTCGCCCTTGGCATCACGCAATGAATAAATCTTAGTATCCCCAGCTAACACATCTGGACAATAACCACCAACACAGTGACCCATTGCGTCACCCTCATACTTTAATGCTTTTTCTGTAACATTAGGATCGGTTGGGTGTTTTAACTCTTGCCATTTAAAACCTTCAGGATACGATTTGTGCACCGGCATTTCACTATCAGCTTGCAGCTTGATTTTTTGCATGGCTTTTTCTTTAGCCAAGTTGTATTCATGCGTACGTTGCACTGCTTGCGGAACACTTAAGCTCTTAAGACTTTCTGGGCGCAGTTGACCCGCAGCAATTTGTTCACGAAGCACATCAACAATATGATCAAATCCTAAATGGCTGTATAAAAACTCGTCATCGATTGAATGAAGTTTTTTACCTTCTGCGTTTTTAAGCCACGGAAATTCTTCTTGATTCCACTCAATAAATTTTGGTGTTACTGTTCTTGTAGTAACACCAGCATCTACGTTTGTTTCCCAATCTTTTCCAAGTTGTGTTAAAGCAGATTCACCTTCTGGCGTATCTGCATAGCCGCGTTTCACTTCAGCCTCGCGTTGAAGATTTGTTGGCCGATTATTATGCTCAAAATAAGCCAGTCTAGGTTTATAGTGAAGAATACCCTGATCTGCTAAAGCACGAATAGGATCTCCAGGGGTGCCCATATCGTTTTTAACATATCGAGTCAATTGAGTATTAACCCAATTTTCTAATGCTGGATCGTTTTTATTGAACCCAAGCGTTTCTGCAAGTTGCTGTTCTGGAGTCCAGCTTTGATTTTGTATCATAGCTTCAGGCGCCCAGTTACCACCTTTTTCGTTTCTAAAAATACCAGCAACAGGTTGTTCTGGCATTAAACCACGAAACGCTTTTGGGACTAATGACTCACCCATAAAAGCGCGAGTTGCCATTTCGCGAGCTAACGGTTTAGCAGCAGCGCCAGCAAACGGCAACGCCATAGATGCAATACCATATGGTTCGCCTTTTTCGTAGCCTTCCTGATAGCTATAATCGCTTGGGTTAAGAATGTTGTTACGACTTGGAGGAGCGCCAACTAGCGCGTCTAAAAAACCGGTACCGGAGCCTACTTGTCTGTTACGATTGATCTGCGGATAGCCAACGAAGGCGCCGGCCTCGTTGGCGTCAGGCTTTTTTACATCACCACCTTCAGCTTTTCCTTGAATTGCTTCTAATCCACTTTTAATTAATGAGTCTGCGTGACTTTTTCCTGCGCCAGTGTTGTACGCATATTCTTGCTTAAACTTTTTAAGTGCGTCCCAAAAATCAGATTTGTTATCTGGTTGAGCTATCATTTTTTGTTCCATTGGACGCAAAGTTTGATATAAATAGGCTTGTTGCTCTGGTGTTTTAAACACAGCTTTACCAAGTTCAGTGTCAACTAAACGCTGACCTCTAGGTAACTGAGCTTCCAAACCAGCGTAGTCTGCATACCTTTCGCCAGAGCCAGGATTTTCTCCGGCATACGCACCTAATTGATTTCGGGTTTTCATTCCCCAACCAAAATTATTTTGCTGATTGTTTTGGTTTTCTTTCCATTGCTTAAGATAGTCTTGGTAATTCTTTTCTATTTGCGCTTTTAATTCATCTGTGTTTTTTAAAGCAGCAGCCCGACGCATGCTATCAATAAATCCTAATTTATCTGGATTTTCGTAAGCTAAGTTAGATTGCAAATGCTGAGCTTCATGACCAACAGTTGACGGCAAATTATATGGATTTAATTCGCTAGATGAAATATTAATGCTATTTGGGTCATCCCAACCATTATAAAAACCCGCCTTATTGTATTCTTGATATTGTGGATATACTTTAATTGTTTTTGTACCCCGAAGATAATTTGGATCTCCGATATTTAACGCAGGCTGAGTTTGCCCTTTATCAAAATGTCTATCTGAATGTGGAGCGGTATATCCCTTTGCAACAGCGGAAAATACTTTTTCAAAATTTGGTTTATCAAACTGGTCACCTTCTACAGGAATGCTATTTACATCACCACCTTCTGCGAAAGGTAATGTGTACCGCACATTGCCACCGAACATGTGACCGCTGCGTTGTGCTGGCATGTTTACCGGGTTAATGGAACGATATCCGCTAATATCTAAACTACCAGGACCAACAGGAATGTTTGCTCCAGCTTCAATATTCCCTGGCATTAATTTAACACCTTGCTGACCTGGAAGCGCCATACCCATTCCGGTAGCACCAGCGCGCAATCGTGCTTTGTTAGCAAGTTCTTGTTCAAGTTGCATGCGAGCCATAGCAGCTGGCGGCATATTCATATAACCAACACCTGGCTGACCAGACATACTTGGCATATTGTTTACAGAAAAATTAACATCGGGTGTTCCACCTTCAGCAAGATGAACTAAACCACCAGCAGCGTATGGATCGCTGATTGATGTCACGTTCTCAGGATGCTCTGGAGCGCCGTGTTCAATACGGCCTTCGCGCATTGCGTCACGGTATGCGTTGATTGCCTCAGCAGATAAACCAACACCAGCGCCTACTGCGCGAACAGGTGGGGGGAAGGGTAATGTAGATACGCCAGTACCGGCAGCACCAATACCACTAATTATTGCACCAGTTGTGTCATCTTGTTGAGAACGGTTAAATGCGTCAACACCTTGCGCTGCAGTGGCAGCACCACCAAGTACGGTGCCAACAAGTGGTCCTACTTTACCGAGCAACGGCAACTTGTATTCAGAAACACCTTTAGCAAAATTGGCAACATCAGATACTGCATTGGGTGCAACTTTAGCCAATATTCGTTCTGAAATAGTAGCGTTTTTTGGTAATGCAGCACCGGCAGCTTTGCGAGCAGCTTCTTCAGCTTCAATCTTTTTAGCTGTGTCAGCATTAAGCAAAATGCTACCACCGGGCATTGCAGCTTGAGTAGGCATTTCTGCTAATATTTTTGGATCAACTGGAACACCTTTAGCTTTTAATTCAGCAAGAATTTCAGCAACACTTTTTTGACGTTGTGAAATTTGAGCTTCTCTAGTATGCTGAGTAATGGCGTTTGAAAAACCTTTATTAAGTGATTCATCAATTGCACTAGCTCCGGGTGTAACTTGAGTGGGGTGTGGTGCACTCATAGCAGGTAGCGGTACTGTACGCCCCCGTTGAACTTGTTTAACACCGGATTTGGCAGCTGCAGATACAACGGGACCTAATACAGCACCAGCACCAGCACCTATTGCTTTAGGTATTAAATCGCGTTGGTCAACAACTTTGGTTTGCTCTTGTTCTGCTGACAATTGCTGAATATAAGCAGATAGTTTTGCCACATCCTCTGCACCTTCTGGACCTCTTTTTTCAGCAGCTCGTAGCGCCTCATATAGTTCATCCATTATTTAACCTTATTTTTATTAAGAATGTCTTGAATGTCTTTAGGATGTTGTGTTTTCGATGCAGTAGCACCTGGAGCACGCTGGTTAAATACTACGTTTTCATTAAGAATATTTTCTAAATCTTTTTGATATCGAGCATGAATTTCTAAAACTTTAGGATCATTGCTAAGTGAAAAATCAGAAAAATTAGGGTACTTAGATCCGTTGCCATAAATTTGACCCAATTCAGCATTTAAGTCTGCAATACGCTCAAGCATTTTTGCTTTTTTGTAAATTGCTTCAGCTGGATCTTTTAGGCTTGAAGATGCACGTTCTAAAATTGCACGTTCACCTTCAGTAATCTGACCTTGACCTTTAATTAACTTAGCAGCTTTTAATTCCATACGAGCTAAATAAGTCCCTAATTCGTTACGTTTAGCCATTGTTAATTTATCAACACCTGGAAGGGTTTGCAAAATGGCAGTAGAAAATTCATTTAATTTAATATTACCGATACCACGTTCTAACTGACCTGCTACTGCATTACCATAACCTTCACCAGCTAAAACACCAGTAATCTGTGGATCGTCTTTTACTAGTGATTGAATACGTTTGTTAATTGTTTTTTCTTCAATAATATTTGCTGGTTTAATATCTTTTATAAACTCAGTACGATCTGCTTCGGTAGACTCACCACGTTTTCTAGCAGCAGAAGTAGATTCTTCTTCAGCAATTTTACGTTGCGCTTGAATTTCAGCTAACGTTGGTTGGGTAGTAGCAGGAGCGATAGCAGTTGATTTAGTTGCAATCTTTTCCCAATGAGGACTATCAATACCATAAGGTTGGTAATAACCTTTTTGAGCTAATTCAAGGCGACCAGTTTGTGTTAATTTTTTTGAATCAAGGTCTAGCACATCACCAGGGGGTTTAGTTTCATGTGGACTGGTTCCTGGTTTAGCAACCGGTAAACCATTTGGTTGAATCCCCGGTGTACCATTTTTGACACTAGTTTCGTACAAATCTTTACCTTTTTCTGGGGTGCGCTGTGCACTAACAATTTTAATACTAGGGTCCTTAAATGTAGGTATTCCGGTAGTAGTTGGTGCATTTTCAGTTTTATTAGCTTGAACAAGAATTTCTTGATTACGCGGTAAATTAGGATTCTTTTTAGCTAATTCTGTAGCATCACGCAACGTAATAAGTTCTTCACGGCCATTAATCGGATACGGAACTAACGCATCAAGTGCAACATTATTTTCACGTTTAAGTTTTTCACTTGTTGCAGTTTTTAAAAATTCTTGACGAACAGCGCCTTGTCCTGCAGGGCCTGCTAGAAACTCACGTTGCGATTGCTCTGGTGGAATAAATATTCCAGATTGTGGATCTGTAAATCCTTTTGTTACTGGACCAGCACCAGCACCAGCACCAGGAGTTACAGCAGCGTATCTTTGAGCATCATTTTCAGCTTGTTTTTGAGCAGCACGGTACGCAGCCATCTGGGTGCGGTAGTCCATGATTTGCTTGTCTTGCAGGTCTTGCTCACGTTGGTAGGCTGTCAATGCACTAGGGCCAGCCAATCCAGCACGTGCCTTGTTAATGCCACCCATCAACGCATTCATTGGACTATTACGCTCGTCAATGTACTGCTGCATGTTGGTAAGAATAGCTTCGGTCTGAGTTGGGTCTAGTGCAATTTTGCCTGTTATGCCAGTTGATTTTGGTGCTGTAGTTTGAATAGCACCTTGAGATGTAGTTTCTTCACCTGGGTCACCACCATCTGCAAATTTTTTAATACTGTCTAAGCCTGCCATAATTTTTCCTTAAGGACCACTAATTTCATCAGTACTACCATAAGCATCACCCTGATCTGCTACAACCTGCTGATCTTGCTGTGTTTGACTAGAATCAGCGTTGTTTATTAACGTGCCAGTGCTATCGTAGTTAGATGTAGTTCCGTCTGCCTGATTAATAGTTCTTGTGCCATCACTGTTAATTACCATTGTACCACCGTCAGCTAATGGATACGTGCCGGGGGTAAAATTTTTATCTATTCCAGAACCGGATCCACCACTTGAATCCGCACCAGTAAACCACTTACCAACTCCTAATTGATCAAGGATATTTTTTCCTGCGGCAGTCTTATAGAGTGCAGCTAAACCGCCAGTTGTAGTATTACCAATAGCCTGGATTTGACTTAGTGGAGAATATTGTACTTGGCTCTGAGTTGTTGTAGGAGTCGGCATGCTGCTAATTAAGTTAGAGTAATTTGCCAAGTTGTTAAACGGCGCGTTCATCTGTGTCTGGCCAACGTTCATTGCGGTATTAATGCCTTGCTGGCCAACATTGCCTAAACCAGTTGCCGCGCTTACACCTTGTTGTTGGTTTGTCAACGCAGCCTGCATTTGAGCAGCGTTGAGTTTAGCAAACGCGTCACCTTTAGCTTTCTCTACTGCTGTTTGACCACGTAAGCTACCAAAGTTACCAGAACCAATAGCGCCGGCCTGCGCTGGCGCTGTGTAGTCTGGCATTAACTGATTTAATTCATTTTGCTGAGCGCTAAACAAACCACCCATTGCAGTACTTGTATCAGGAGTTACAGCACCAGTAGTTGGGTCAGTAATCCATGGATTAGCAGCGCCACTAGAGATTTGCTGTAGTGTGCTTTGTGCCTGACTAAAAGGATTGTTAGGGCCTTGTAGTGTATTAATTGCGCCCTGTGCGGTAGTCTGTCCCAAAGTAGGCGCGTTGGCCATGGCCTGACCGCCTTGCTGAACAATGTTTTGTTGAGCCTGGTCGTACCAAGCTGGCATCGTGGTCGATGTCTGCTGAGTATCCGATAAAAAGTTATTGAGTCCTGCCATGATTAGCCTACCTTACGTTTTGCTTGTAATAAATATGCCAAAGCGCCCTTGCTCTCTGGGGGTAATTTCTTTGGATCGTGATTCTGTGCATGTTCTCTAATAGTTGCTAAAAACTCGCCCAACACATCTGCACCTGCGTCGTTGCTGCCGTTACCTAGTTTTGATACTACGTCAGCTGGAATAACAAATTCCCCGTTAGCAAGCATTGCTGGTACGCTGTCGCTTGTACCGTCACCTTCACCTTTTACGTAGGTATTATCCAATGAGTTTAAACCACCTTCACTGTAAAACTGTGGGACATGTTCTTGCTCTACATCACCACCTTGCGCATACTCGTGCGGGCGATATGACTGGGCCATTTGTGGTCCTTGAAAAAACGGAGGAACACGACGACCTCGTGAAATTTGAGGAGACAATACCTCAACACCCTCAACTTTACCAACTTGGTCACCCATTGCGTAACCATGAATTAAACCGCCTGTAGCAGCGTTTAAAATTTGCTGTGTATAATCAAATGAAGTTGGGCTTTGAGTATTAGTTAACGGTGTGTCGTACGATGGATTTTGAGCAAACGAAAATGCTCGTCTTTCAGTAAGCTGCGGTTTTAGATCCGCAATAGTCTTTGCCGACGACGTTGATCCCCCAGTAGCTGCATTAAAAATCTGCGACGTGTAGTCAAAAGGATTTTGTGTTGTCATAGGTGATACACTAGATGAGTAGGTTGGCGCGTTTGCAAATTTAAAAGCGCTTGATTTTGTTAACTGCGGTGTTAAGTCTTTAATTGTTGGTCTAGCTAATGCGGATAATCCACTAGGTGTAACTGGAGTAGTTGGTGTAGTAGTTGTAGTAGTTGGCTTAACAGGAGTGACTGGTGTTTTTGTCCCACCACCGCCACCGCTGCCACCGGAAGGTGTACTGCCAGATGGTGTTGGTTCTTCTTTATCAGGCAAATTACCACCACCAGTATCACTAGGCAAATTACCACCACCAGTACCACCGGGCAAATTATTATCACCAGTACCACCAGTACCACCAGTACCACCAGTACCACCAGTACCACCAGTACCACCAGTACCACCAGTACCACCAGTACCACTAGTACCACCAGTACCACCAGTACCACCAGTACCACCAGGTAAATTACTATCGCCAACGGGTGTTACTGGCACCACGGTCACTTTTGATGTGCCGTCATCATAATATGTTGTAACGCTTCCGTCAGGATTTGCTATTGAACCAATTGGAATAGGCACAGTCGGTATTACTGAAGTGTTATCTACTGGGGCAATAGGTGTAACTGGCGCTATGTTATCTACTAAAGTGTTATCTACTGGAGCAGGTATTACTGAAGTGTTATCTACTGGAGCAGGTGTTACTGAAGTGTTATCTACTGGAGCAGGTGTTACTGAAGTGTTATCTATTGGAGCTAATGTTACTGAAGTGTTATCTACTGGAGCAGGTGTTACTAAAGTGTTATCTACTGGAGCAGGTATTACTGAAGTGTTATCTACTGGAGCAGGTATTACTGAAGTGTTATCTACTGGAGCAGGTGTTACTGAAGTGTTATCTACTGGAGCTAATGTTACTGAAGTGTTATCTACTGGAGCTGGTGTTACTGAAGTGTTATCTACTGGAGCCGGTGTTACTGAAGTGTTATCTACTGAAGATGGTGTTTGTGTACTAGATAAACTAGCAACTATATCAGATGAAGATAAATCTGTATTATCAGCCGAACCAGTATATGCGCTACCATCCTCATTTACTGGGTTACCATTTGCATCTTGGTACCCTGTAGGACTTGATGGTGAATCATAAACATCATTACCTTTTGGAAAAGTGGTCGTTGGTGTATTTGGATCTATATTTGGATCTTGTAATTCTACAGTAACGTTTGTATTTGGATTATTTTCTAAACTAACCGCATTATTAATTGCTGGATCAGCGGCTAAGGCATTAATATCGTTTGTAACAGATTGTGTTTGTGACGGTATTGCGCCTAAGTCAATTGACGGCGCTGCACTTAAATCAATAGGTGATGAGTTATCTGTTACTGGAGCTGTTAAATTACTTAAAGGTGAAGTTAAACTACCTAAACCAGCACCAACTGCACCACTTTCTGCTCCAGCAGCAATATTACCACCCTTAATGGCAGAGCCAATAGCTCCTGTTCCAGCACCAATTAAAGTGTTAGCTATTGTAGATGGTATACCTGCAGTTGTTAGTGCTGTATTTACTTCACCACCAATTGCGGCTAGTCCACCACCCAATACTGCATTTTCTAAAGCCTTAACTGGATCCGCACCAGCAGCAATAGATTTACTAGCAGCTACTATACCTGTTGCAATAGGTGTTGGTATACCAGCGGAGGTCAAACCACCGATAGCACCAGCAGTTAAAGCGCCTTGTATTGCGCCTTGTAATGCTGCTTGCAATACATCTTGTCCACTTACTGCGGCTTTCGTACCACTTAAAGCGCCACCAGTTACTGCGCCCTTACCGGCATTAGTTAATACGCTATCTAATGCAGAACTTCCTGTAAAACTATTTGCGTCGGCAATAGCTTGAGTTCCACCAGCACCAGCACCAGCACCAGCGGCCTCAGCTCCAAAAGTACCGGCATCTAAACCAGCGGAAGCCATATAAGCATCTAGTGCGTTAGTTCCAGCAGCGCCAGCACCAGCTTCAGCAGCGCCAATTCCAGCAGCGCCAGCACCAGCTTCAGCAGCGCCAATTC